AGGTTCTCACGAGTATGTGGAACAACACGCTGCTCTGGGGGATTCATCTGTTATCCCTGGTTTCACTACGTCTCTCAAAACAAGACCTCTAATAATAGCAAAGTTTGAAGAATTCATAAGAAATAAAGTTTTGACTATTTATTCTAAACGTTTAGCAAATGAATTAGACACCTTTATTTGGAAAAATGGAAGACCGGAAGCACAGCGTGGTTATAACGACGACTTGGTTATGGCTGCTGCTATTGGTTGTTGGGTAAGAGATACGGCGATTGTAGAAAATCAAAAAGATATAGAATACAAAAAAGCATTCTTAAACAGCATAACAACTTCTAGAACAAACCTAGATACAAGAGCACCCGGTCAATATAAAGCGTCTTTAAGAGAAAGTTTTGAAGAACAGCAACGATTAAGAAAACAATTTTCTTGGATATTTAAGGGATAAAAAATGGCAGGAAACGAAAACACCAAAAACACAGATTCACCTCTATTCAAAAGACTAACTCGTTTGTTTTCTGGTCCTATTATCAATTACAGGACACAAAACACAAGACAACTTCGTCGTAGAAGACTAGACAAATATGCTCAAACATTCAAGGACGTTGCTGGTCAAAAGTTTGAGAGAACTGGGTATAATCCATTAGAAAACTTTTCAAATTATAATATGAGCACTCAAAGTCGTCTAGTTCGCTATGCTGACTTTGACCAAATGGAATACACACCAGAGTTGGCTTCTGCTTTGGACATCTTCGCAGATGAGATGACTACATTCAACGTCTATAACAGAATGTTAAAGATTCACTGTCATGACGAAGAAATAAAACATATCCTAGAAACACTTTATTATAAAGTTCTAAACATTGAGTTTAACCTTTTCGGTTGGGCAAGAACAATGTGTAAATACGGTGATTTCTATCTCTATATGGACATTGATTCAACTATCGGCGTCAAGAATGTTATTGGTCTTCCCTCTCGTGAGGTAGAAAGAATAGAGGGCGAAGACAAACAAAATCCAAACTATGTTCAGTTCCAATGGAATAGTGCTGGTGTTACTTTCGAGAACTGGCAGGTTGCTCACTTCCGCATTTTAGGAAATGATAAGTTTGCTCCTTATGGGACTTCAGTTCTTGATCCCGCTCGTCGTATTTGGAGACAGTTGACTCTTCTTGAGGACGCAATGATGGCTTATCGCATTGTTCGTTCACCAGAAAGAAAAGTGTTTAAAGTTGACGTTGGAAACATTCCAGCACAAGACGTAGAAAACTTTATGCAACGTTTCATTACTTCTATGAAGAGAAACCAAGTTGTTGACCCAGACACAGGTAGAGTTGACCTTCGTTATAACCCAATGTCTGTTGAGGAAGATTATTTTATTCCTGTCCGTGGTGGAGTTAGCACCACAATCGAATCACTTCCAGGTGGTCAGTTCACCGGAGACATTGACGACGTAAAATACATGCGAGACAAAATGTTCTCCGCTCTAAAAATACCACAGTCCTACCTCATTAGAGGCGAAGGTGGAGAAGAGGAGAAAGGTGCCCTAGCACAAAAAGACATTCGTTTTGCTAGAACAGTCCAAAGACTTCAGCGTTCTATTATTTCAGAGTTGGAGAAGATTGCGACTATTCACCTTTATGTTCTTGGTTATCGTGGAGACGACCTAATCAACTTTAAGTTAAAACTTAACAACCCTTCAAAGATTTCCGAACTACAAGAGTTAGAAACCTGGAATACTAAGTTCAGTGTTGCCTCGGCAGCAACCGAGGGTTATTTCTCAAAACGTTGGATTGCTGAAAACATTTTCGATGTTTCAGAAGATGAGTTCCTACGCAACCAAAGAGAAATTTTCTATGATAGGCAAATCGCAACCGCACTTGAACAAGTCGCAGAAGAGGCAGCAGCGGGAGACACTGGTGGCGGGGGAGCACTAGGAGAACTAGGTGGAGGCGATCTTGGTGGTGAAGAAGGTGATCTCGGAGGCGAAGATCTAGGTGGAGAGGAATTAGGCGGTGAAGATCTAGGCGGCGGTGCTGAACCTGCCGCTGAAGAGGAAACAACCCTACTCGCAGAACCTGGAGGCGAACCAGCAGGTAAAAGAGACGACAGTCCAAGTTATAAAATAACAAATAAGAAAACTGGTGAGACTACAACTACAAAGTCAAAAGGCAAAATGTATAAGCCAGTTGAGACAGACAAGCGACCAGAAGGAGCACGTAAGCGTTCCTACCGTGCCGACCATTCACACGAGATATCAAGAATGCCAGACAGACAAGTAAGAATGAACCTATCAAAAGACGCAAAGACAATGCTAGGTCTTGATTCTTTCAAGTCAATGAGTAAGGGCATTTTTGAGAACAAAGCAACTAATTACGAAGAAGAGGAAAGACAAATCTTCGAAGTTAAAGAAGAACTAAAAGAAATTTTTAAAGACTTGGAGCAAAACTAAATGGGTAAGCACAACAAGAAAAGAAACACTGCTTTTATTTATGAAGCACTCGTTAGAGAGATCGTAAAGCAGTCAGTAGCAAAGAACAATAAGAAACGAAATGCTGCCATTCAGATAATGAAAGAAGCATTTGCCCCAAGAACAGAACTCCGTAAAGAGTTGGACCTTTACAAAACCCTTATGGAGAACAATGACTTACAAGAGAAAATCGCAGAGAAGATTCTTGTAGAGACAAAAACCCAACACACCAGAGTAAATCAAGAGCAACTTTTCAAAGAGCAAAGCGTTGCTATCTCAAAGATTAACAAACAGTTGTCCAAAGATGTGTTTAACAACTTTGTTCCAAACTACAAGCACCTTGCAACTATTGCACAGATCTTTGGAACCACAGATAGTCCAAAAACAAAAGTCCTTTTAGAAACACAGATAGTAGAACGTCTTACTTCCAAACCAGTAGAAAAAACACAAACCCCACAAGTGTCTTCGCTGGTTGTCAAGACCTTTACTAAAAGATTTAATGATTCCTACTCTACACTACTTGAGAATCAAAAGCAACTACTTTCTAACTATATTTCTTCATTTGCCGATAACGGTTTGGAATTTAACTTCTTTTTAAGTGAAGAAATCGGTCGTTTAAAAGAAGTTGTTACAAACGCTCAAAATCTAGAAGAAACACAAAAAGACGAGACTATAAAAGAAAACCTCCTAAAAGTACACGATATTCTAGAGAGTATCAAAGACGAACCTATTAGTAAAGATGTTCTTTACAAGGTTCTACAAATTCAGCAACTTGAAAAAGAGATTATAGCATAATGAAGATTGTAATAGATAACAGCAAACCAGTTCAAATAAAGATTGACAAACCAGATGCGGTTGTCGAACTTAAAGCAAGAAAGACTATGGCGGGAGACATAATGATTTTTGATCACCCAGACATAGACATTATGGTTTCACCTTCTAAAAACAAAATCTTCGCCCTATCAAAAGATCAATATGGCGATCATATTTATGCTACACAGTCTAGACTTTTCGAGTGGTTGAGAAAACACGGCGTTGTTGATCCTTCCAAAACAAGGGGAGGAAATGTGTTTGGTTCTTTGGAAAGCACAATGCTTATCCCAGAGGAAAAACAAAAAGACAAAATAAGTCCTGTTGACGTTGCTGTTTATTCAATAGCAAAGTTTCTTCACGAAGAAGCACCTTCTGTCCGAGCTTACAAAGATTATGAAAATAACTTTGATAAGTCTCTAACAGAACCTTCTGACGAAGACACCACCCGTTTAGGCAAAGTCCCACACGAACCAAGACAAGGCACAGTAAACACCTATCCAGGTTCAACTGCTGCCTACGGTCTTGTCGGTTATTACTACGAGGAATAAATGAATCTATTACATTTTGTTTTATGTGCCTATGGTCTAACAATGATTGTTGTCTATGGGTCTATTTTTGAACGCTTCCGCGCACTAATGGAAAAAGCAGGGTTCTGGGGCAAGGTCTTCAAGTGCCCTCTGTGCTTCGGTTTTTGGGCGGGAGTATTTTTATGGAGCATAAACCCCTACACAGAACTATTTACATTTGATTACATTTTAATAAATGCTTTTCTTTTAGGGTGTTTATCCTCTGGGACGAGTTATTTATTAGCGATGCTCGTGAATGATTTTGGTTTGAAAGTAAACCAGAAGGAGTAATTATGCGTAACGAGTGGACTTCCAAGTGGAAACTTCAACCTGTCCGTCGCTGCTGCAGCGGATCAATAAACGAGCGGGT